ATCGGTTATCGCTTGCACTCGACCGAGACATAATCAACCGTCACGCTGTTGACGTTGGTCGATGCAGTCTTGCTGATCTGAACAAACGGTTGAAGCGATCCGGTTGCAGCCGCCATCGAGAAGGTCGTTGTCGAAGCAACTCGGGCACCGTCGATGTAGAACTTAACATCGCTCTTGCCGCCAGTGAAGTCGATCACGAACTCCTTGTAGGTCGCAACAAGCGATACGCCTGATGCCTTGTCATCGTTGTCGGTCGTTCCGTCATCGCTTTCACAAACAACAGCATTCGAGCCCGCAAGCTTGAATTGTGCGTTGTTGGCCGTTGCGTCGGTATCGTCGTTTCGAGCCGACTGCAAGCCGAAAGCCAAGGTCGTAGCAGCATTGAGAGATGCAACCGTCTTGACGATGAAAACAGCTCGCTGAATGTTGTCGATGTCGAAGCAAAGCTTGTCACCGAAGTCCAAACAGACATTTTGAATCTCGTTGGCATTGTCGAACGTCAACGCGATTTCGCCGGTAGCCGATGGGCTTACCGAAGCATAGGTTGGAGTGCCACTGGACGAAGTGTCGGTGATTTTCCAATTGCCTTCGCCAACAGTCGCGGTGTAGGTTTTTCCGCCGAAGAAGTCATCTTCAAAAATGGCGTGGTTAACAAATCCTGTCATTTCTTATTTTCCTTTTTTGTTGTATTGTCGCTGTCAAAGAAAGCCCTGGCCATTGCCGACCAGGGCTGTGAGTCAATCAACCGAACTAGGCGTTACGGTTGCCGAAGATACCTCGATGGTCGATCACTGCTGCGGCCATCGATTGACGGACGTAGTAGTGATAAGTGTCATTGTCCTTGTTCCATTCGGACTCAAGCACAGGGGCTTCTTCGCCGTTGAGGAACGTGATCTCGACGGTATCCACTTGGGCGTTGTCGGCAATCGCGTACCAGTTGGTCGCGCTGTTTGCATCGAGCAACGCAGTAGCAACAACCTGTAGAGGACGAACGCCATTGACTCCGTAGATGTTGACCACACCTTCATTGCCGTTGCTCTGAGCGTAGGACTGGCTGTTGACCAGTTCCAATGCGGTCGCTGCGTATGCTTGCGGTACGAGCAACGTGCGAGGCGACAGGTTGAGGTAAACATCGCTGCTGAGACCCTTTTGCAAGGACATCAGTTTGAAGGCTTCGTTCAAGGTCGTCACGCCTGGAGCAGCAACCGAAGATGCGGTAATGTTGCTTCCGCTGGTGTGCGAAGCAGAGAACAAAGCGAACCCGTCGGCCATCGTTGGGTTGGCAAGCAAAGCATCGTAAACGATCTTTTCTTGCGTCCTTCGTGCTGCGTTGCCGTGCATCGCTGGGATGCGAGACAATGCGTCAAGGTCATCGTTCACAACAGTTTCCCAAGAGACCGAGAACTTCTTACCGAACTTCTCAACCTTGTAGGATCTCTTGGAATCGACTACCTGCCCTTCAGGATATGGGGCCGTTTCAGGCACCATTTCCAAGTTTGGCGATTCGCCGAGCTGAATGCGGTTGATGTTTTTGAAGTCATCGACCGATTGAGCCTGACGAGCCCACAAAGACCAAGTGTATGGAGCTTCTTCGTAAGCTGCTCGCAAGGTCTTGCTAGCTGCATCTAGCAGGATGTTTTGGAAGCTTCCAGTCGTGTGATAGGCTTCCATCGATCGACGAATGTTGAGTCGATTGAAAGCCTTATCTTGACCCATCGCCATCCGAGCAACGTCGGCTCGGCTGTACTTCTCTGGGTTGATGCCCATGCGTCGAACGCACAGCTCAGCAAGCCGATAGATTCCGAGGTTGCGGAAATCTTCCGATCCTGCTGCTTGCGGGGCTTGTCGTTTGACAGTCCCTTGGAAGCATCGCTGGATCAATCCAGCCTTGGCTGCCGCTTCAAACTTGTCATGCTCCGACTCGGTAACGCGAACATCGCTTCCGACAGTCTGTCCGATTGGGGAATTGCTCATCTTTCGGATGATCCTTTCTTGAGCGTCTTGAACTGAACATCCTGATTCAACAAGCTCCTCTGTGAAGGAACGCTCTACCTTCGCCAGTGTTGCTGCTGCGTAAATTGCCTTGCGCCGGTCGTCAACTGCCTTGAGTTGTCTTGCGACTTCTTCTTGTACTTTGTCGTCCATTCGCATTGCCTCATCTTCGGGCTTGCTTTCTTCGGCCCTTGCCATTTCTTCGGATGGCTTTTCGCCATCCATCAATTCAACTTCAAGCGATGGCTTTTCCATGTGGTCTGCCATCCACTTGATAATCTCGCTCGCATCGGTCATCCCTTCTGGGAGACCAAGGGCTTTTAACTGAGCCATTAGCTCTTCGTTCATGCCTGCCTGCCTTTCTTCTTGGTCGTATGACCGTCGAACAGTAGAATTCGGATCTGCACCCGTTGCGCAGATCGAAGCGTTGTGAGGTTCCCAAGCGGTTACTATTTCCGCTGGCCCCTCGATCACCTTACCTTGTCGGGTGGTGTACTGTTGACCTTCTCCGACGTAGACCCTTGCGAGGATCTGTGCGTCAATCGAGAAGTCGTTTAGATGGCCCTCGTTGTATCTTGTGGCCACAATCTGAGATTCTTCGTCGGATGCAAATGAAGCATCGCCAACGAGAGAACCGTCTTGAATCGAGATATTGCGGATCGACCCGAACACATTGCGAACCGTCTTATCATTGTGCGAATCGACGATCGGTAGTTGGTTCTTGCCGTTGCGGAATTGAACGCCATCCATCAAGAGAACTTGACGGATCGTTTGCCGACGTTCTTGATCGTAGATTTCGATCGGAGTTTCAGTGGCAATAACCGCCTTGCCGTCTTTTGGTGCTTGAAATGCTCGCTGGATCTTTGGCACCGAAGCGATCCTTTCAACCTTGTCTTGTGATTCCATTTGTCGCTTTACCTTTCCGGCCCAAGCCTTACCAGCATCACCGCCCCAAAGAGCCCAAGCGATCCGACCCGCTGACGGAAATCCTTTTTGATCTGGCTTCCATCCTTCGCCTTTCTTGTCAACTTCGTGACGCGCAAAGTAGGAAACCATTCGACCGATCGTATCGGGACTAATCTCTTTGCCGTTCGATAGGTCACGAGCCCTAGCAACGCCAACAGGAGTACCGCCGCGATTGTGCTCTCTACGCCATTCAAGACCCTGCTTGGCCTCATTACGCACGCCCTCAGGAGGTGTAAAGTCAATCCCGTCATACTTTGCACGCTCAATCTGTTCCGATGCGTACAAAGCCGCGATCTGATCGTTAGCATCGGACTCGCTTGCATGGCATCCCATGAGTTGACGTTCGTCGCTTTTGAAAACGCCCCAAGGCTTAGCAATCGGACAAGCCGATGTAGTCTTTGCGTCATAAGGCATTGGCTACCTCGCTATTCTGTGGGCTGCTCAGCCTGTTAAAAAAAGAAGCGATCGGCGTGTTCATGCTTTCGCCTTTTTTGGTTTTAGGTAAATCGCAGCTTGACTCACGCCGTTTGACGCCACTTCTTCAACAAAACTCAGAGCCCGTAATTTGTTCCCCAAAGGGTTGTCATAATTACCAAAATTCCCATGCACAAGAATAAACTTTTTGCCACCGCGCGAATAAATCTTGTTGTCAACCGGCTTGATGTCTAGGCTTGCCACGTAACTTATATTGTTAACGACATCGCTAGCAGTTTTTGGATTGTTATTAAATGACTTTGGTTTGCTGGCGTCGCTTGTATTGCTCGATTTGTTTTTTTGATCGTTTGATTCGCTAGGCTTTGAAACACTAACTGTTTTTCCGCCTGGACTAGTTTTTAGGTCTCCATCTTCAATAAACAGCCTGTTGCCGTCATCTGTCGTAACCCAAGTCCTAGCAATAGCTGCGCTGCTCACGTTTTCGACGACTTCTTGAGCCTCTGGAGGTGTTGCCGATGCCGATTGAGCCGCCGAAATTGCTAGCTGTTGCTCTTGTGGAGTAAGCAATCCGAGTTTCTTCTTGAGTGCATTCTCTTTGGCTCGTTGGTACATGACCGCTCGCCATGATCGACCCCTTGCACCTAGTTCGGCTTGGTAGTCGCTCATGAACGATTCGATGGCATCCTTAGCCGCTGCTTGCTCTGTTGCCGGATCGACCCATTCCCATTCGGGAGTCATCCATTCAACAGGGGCAAAAGTGCGACGGTCACTCAGCAACTCGCTGGAGGTGGGAAACGAG